TTAGCGCTTGCGCTGCTCCAGGGATCGGATGCGCGCGTCATAGTCCGCGTGCTCGCGATCCGCGCCGCGCCGGACCTCGCCGAGCTCGTAGCCGAGTCTGTGGTCGAGGGAACGCACGTCGTCGCGGATCTCTGAGATCGCGGCCTCGGCACGGTGAATGGAATCGGCGAGGCTCGATCCGTGGTTGGGCTCGACGTTGGCGCGGGTGCGGCGGGCCTCCAGGAGGGCGGCGGTGGACGTGATGATCGCGCCGATGCCTCCGAGGCCGCCGAGTGCGGCGGCGACCTCGGAGAGGGCGTGGAGTGTCACTCGGCGCCACCGGTGGGGACGTGGACGAGGGCGGTGGTGGTGCTAAGGATGGAGGCGGCCAGGGCCGCCCATAGGGGCGCGGTGGTCTGCCCGATGATGCCGTATGCGCCGAGCAGGGCGATCGCGGCGAGGATGACGCCGTAGGCCCAGCGGCGGACCTGTGGGGTGAGCCAGCCGATGGGCTGGGGGGTCGGGGCGGCGGCGTGGCGCGGGGGCGTGGGGGTGGTCACGGGATTTTCCTTTCGTCAGAGGGTGCCCGCGTTGAGGCGGGCCTGGAGTGCGGCGGTGGTGGCGTACCCGATGTATCCGTCGGCGGGCACGCCGAGGTGCGTCTGTAGGGTGCGGGCGGTGTCGTAGCCGACGATGCCGTCGGGGTCGGAGGCGATGTGGCGTTGGAGGGCGGCGATGACGGTGGACCCGTCGGGGTCGGCGACCCACTCCCACCCGGTGCCAGCGGCGGGCACGTACTGGCTGTTGCGGGCGGACTGGCTGGAGATGATGCCGTCGGCGGGTGTGCCGTAGTGTGCCTGGAGCGCCAATGTGGTGAGGCGGCCCCATACGCCGTCCACGGCGAGGCCGTCGGCGCGCCGCTCGGAGATGGACGGGCGCGGCGCGGTGCCGTTGTTAATTTGGTCGGCGCGGTCGGAGAGCCAGCCCAGCCAGGGGATGTACCGGCCGGGGCACGCGGTGGGGAAGTGGTCGGCGTGGGCGGACAGGGGGAGCCAGCCCCATTCGGCGCGGATCGCGGCGATGAGGCCCGCGATCGTCTCGTAGTCGTCGTTCGACGCTTCGGGGCGGCACTCGATGCCGATGGTGCGGGCGTTGTTGCCCGCGCAGTGCCACGCCCTGTCATAGTCATGCACGAGCTGGGTGACGCGGCCCGCGCTGGCGACGTAGTGGGCCGACGTGGACGACGATCCCCGGTCCTGGCTGAGGTACCGGACTACGCCGTCGTGTGTCTGTCCGTCGATCCCCCAGTGGTGGATCACGATACCGAGGGGGTCGCCGAGGGGCCTTCCCTCGGAGTAGTTGGGGCTCCAGTTGGTGTCCGTAACGGCGGGGTTGGGTGCCATGATGGGTATCCTTTCAGAATGTTTGTCTGGCGCAGTTGAGTTCGATGGTCCATTGGCGGCCGTCCCACCGGTTGGTGCCGCCGAGGGGGTTGATGCGTGTGAATCGGGGGAGGCCGAGCCATGCGGGGAGGTCTGTGAGGGTGAGGCTGATGCGGCATCGGGTGTCGGGGGTGAGGAGCTGGCGGGTGAGGGTGTCGGCGGGTGATCCGTCTTGGCCTTGGGTGATGCGGGGGATGAAGTTACTGAGGTTCCAGGTGTTCCCGTTGAGGATGGTTTGGACGCGGGTGATGAGGCGGTCGATGTGGGTGTAGTCGGTGCGCGCACCGCCCGCGACTTGTTGGTATGTGCTGGTGTCTGTTTCGAGGCGCATGGATGTTTGGGGGTTGGATCGTAGTGTCTTGGATCGGTAGAAGGGCTTGGGGTCGTAGCGTTCGGCGGAACCGTTTTTGATGTGCCAGTAGGTGGCTTCGATGAGGTCGGTGCGCGCGTTGATGGAGGTGGTGGCGCTCATGGTGCCGGTGAGTAGGCGTGCGCTGAGTGTGCCGAACCAGGTGGGTACGCCTTCGCCCCATGGGACGACTGTCCAGCTGTTCTCGCTGGTGGAGGTGGGGGTGTGGTGGATGGTGGCGGCCGCGCCTGAGAGTGTGCGGGTGATGTTTTGCCAGGCGTTGCCTGAGAATTGGTTGGGGTACTTGTGGCCAAGTTCTCGCATGGGCGCGAAGAAGAGGTTGGATGCGTCGGGGCTGTAGTAGCCGTTGGGCATGTCGAGGGTGGCTCCCTTGTGGATCGCTTCGAGGAAGCGCTTGACGCGATCGTGGGCACTTTCTTGTGGGGCGCTCATCCATTGGCCGCCGCCGTGGGCTGGGAGGATGGCCTCGTAGGACGCGCCGGGGAGGACGTTGATGCGCGCACCTGTGAGACTTGTGATCCAGTCAGTGGCGGTGATTTTCGCGTGGGCGGCGGCGCTGGGGTGGTGGGGGCGGTGACCTCGATGGCGCGGATGGTTCCAACGAAGTAGGGGGTGCCGTCGGGGTCGGTGATGAGGACTTTTGCGCCCAGGGGCGCGTAGTTGCCGATGGATATGGTGGGAGAGAAGTCGATGTTGATGGTGGCGGTGGCTGGGCTTGTGTGGCCGATGAGGTTGTTACGGCCCCATGTGATGCTCAGGGGCGCGACGGCGGTCGGCGCGGTCTGGTACGCGCTGGCGGTGGAGTTGATGCGGGCCCCGTTGACGGTGATGGTTGGTGCGGGGATCATACGGCCACTCCCCCGGTCTCGATGATCCCGTAGTCGGCGAGCAGGTCGCGGATCTGGCGCGCCACACTGACGGGGTCCAGGGCGCCGTTGACGGTGATGGTGGTCGTGTTGGTGATCTGGGGGCCCCCGCCCCGGGGGCCGAGGGCCGCGCGGGCGAGGCTGGGCGCGGCGACGAGGGCGGTGGTGGCGGCCAGCTCGATGGCGCCGCCCTCGCCCGTGGGGGCGGACAGCCCGAACCAACTCAGGACGGAGTTCAGCCAGTCGGGCAGGTGGAATCCCGAGAACAGGTTCTTCACCCACTCGTATGCGCTCTTGACCGCGTCCACGACGCCCCAGAACACGTCCACGACGGGCTTGATGAACCCCCACACGGCCTGCGCGCCGGATTTGATGGTGTCCCACACGGCGCCGACGAGGTTGCGGAACCACTCGCATTTGTTGTACGCGAGCACGATGCCCGCGACGAGGGCGGTGATGGCGACGACGACCAGGGTGATGGGGTTGGCGGCCATGACCGCGTTGAGCGCCGCCTGCACGCCGCTCCAGGCGGCGGTAGCGACCTTCACCGTGGTTTGCAGGCCGTGGTAGACGGCCATGGCGCCGTTGGCGAGGAGGATCGCGGCCGCGACGGCCCCGATGACGCCCACGAGGACGGTCACGGCGCCCGAGTGCTCGGCGACGAACGCGGCGGCGGCGCTCATGGCGCTGCTGAGGGCCGTCACGAGCGGCAGCAGCCGCTCACCGAGTGCGGCGCGCGCGTCCTCCCACTTCGCGTTCGCGATCTGCTGGGACCCGGCCGCACTGTCGGTCTCCCGGGCGAATTGCCCCTGCGCCGCCGCCGTCTGCTCCGACAACAACGCGAGGGTGACCTGGGATTCGGCGGCTCTGGCGGCGTCGCCGGTGAGCCCGTCGAGCCCCTCGGCGGCGAGCCTCGCGTTGATGTCGGCTTGCTTGATGGAAACGCCGTACCGCTCGATGGGGTCCCTCTCCCCGCGCAGGAGGGAGCTGATCGCGCTCACGGCGTCGGCGGTGGTCCCGCCGAACGTGGCGGCGAGATCGCTCCCGAGGGTGATGAGGTCGCCGGTCTTGCCCGCCACCTCGTCCATCGGCGTACCCATGTTCTTGAGCTGGGAGCCCAGGACGACGCTCAGGTTCTGGTACTCGCTGGCGGCCAGGCCCACGCTGTCGGCGGATCTCTGGGAGGCGTCGATGATCGTGGCCGCCTGGCCCTGGAACACGCTTTCGACGGCGCCCTGGGACTGCTGGAGCTCGGACGCCGAGGACGCGGCGGCCGACCCGATGGCGCCGATGGCGGCCACGGCGACGCCGGCGGGCGCGGCGGCGCGGGCCAGGCCGTCCTCCAGTTTACTCACGGAGTCGCTGGTGTCGTCCAGGGGCTTCTTCGCGCCCGAGGCGTCGGCGACGATCCGGATCGACAGGATCGCGCTTTTACCCATTGCGGTCCTCCAGGAGGTCGATTGCGGTGGCGATGTCCCGGTCCGAAAGGGTCTCCCACTCGGACACGGGTATCGATGTGGCGATGGCGAGGGAGATCAGGAGGCGGCGCCAGTGGCCGCGCGGGTAGGGTCCACCTCGTCGAGGCGCGCGGTGGCGTAGGGCGCGTGGTCCACGAACTCCTCGAACGGCACGGCGATCTCGCCGGTGCGGGTGAGGGCGGACCAGGCCATGAACGTGGCGAAAAGGGTGGGGGCTTCGGTCTGGGGGGGCCATTTCTCTTTGCCGCGCCGCAGGTCCCACCTGATGGAGTCGCGGTTGTCGGTGCGCACGTCGATCTCGCGCATGGTGCCGTCGATGAGGTCGGTGGCGATGGTGACGGTGAGTGATTGCATGGTCATGCTCCTTCGATTCGATCGATGATCTTCTGGACTTCGGACAGGTACTTCTGGGTCCACGCGGGCTCGGTGCTGCGCGCCGCTTGGGTGAGCCAGGGCTGGGCGGTGATGTGGTGGGCCTTCCATCCCCAGTGGATGACGGACCCGTAGGGCGTCTTCCCTTTGCGGGTGGACCCGGCTTTGACGATGGCGGCGGTCTTGGAGGAGCCGGGCCGCACGGTTTGGGCGAGGCGCCCGGTGCGAGTGGGGGTGCGCGCCGCGTTGGCGACCTGGCGGGCCACTTGGTTGTGCACGTCCTTGAGCTGGGCGAGGTCGTCGCCCGCCTGGCGCAGGGTGGCGCGCAGGCGCCGGGCGCCCTCGACTTGGACCAGGCCCTTCTTCGCCATCAGCCGGGCAGTTTCGCGGCGTCCTCGAGGGACGGGAAGCTGGGGCAGTCGAACTCGAAGTCCGTGGTGAGTTCTTCGCCGGTCTCGCCGCCGATCCCCACGGCCTCGATGGTGCACTGGCCGCGCACGGCCTTGGCGCCCTTCTTGGCGGGGATGAACTCGAACGGCATCGTCTTGCCCCTGTTCTTCCAGGTCCATTCGACGATGGACTTGTCGGCGCCGAGGTCCTGGAGGATGGTGCCCTTGATGGAGCACGCCTCGGTGCGCTTGCCGGGCACGGTGGTGCCGTCGAGGACCAGGGTCGCGCTCCCGGTGGTGACCTTGGGCACGATCTCGCATTTGGTGACCTGCTGCTCGAAGGCGAACAGTGATTCTTTCGGGCCGAAGACGAGGGTTCCGGGGCCGAGCCGGTTGATGGTGGTGGTCATGGTGCGGTCTCCGTGGTGAGGGTGAAGTGGAGGGCTGGGAGCGGGTCGGCGCTGTGGTTGGCCAGCGCGAGGGTGGCGGCGTCCACGGTGCCGACGGTGGTGTGGGCGGCCACCGTGTCGAGGAGGTCGCCGAGGCTGGTCAGGGCGGCGCCGTTGTCCGGGGTGATCAGGTACACGTCCCACGTGACAGTCAGGGCGCCGCCCATGGTGGTGGTGAGGGTGTCGGGGGCGATGAGGGCGCCGGGCGCGCTCACCGTCTCGGGGTCGGCGCTGGCGGGCACTCCCCATCCGGTGAGCGCGTCGATGAGGTCGCGGGCGGCCTGGGACAGGAGGCTCATACGGCCACCGGCCCCATGAACGCGTCGATCCTCAGCATCCGCGCGATATCGCTGTCGTACCTGCTCACGTAGCTGGTGCCCAGGTCGGTGAGCGCCTCGATGCCGGCCGGGGAGTTGCGACGCCGGTACAAGCGGGCGGTGAGCATCGTGGCGCCCAGGGCTACCGTGTCGGTCCACGGCGCCCGCCCCGATGGCAGGGAGCCGACGAACGCGACGGCGGCCTGGGCGCAGGCGCGCATCGCCTCGTCCGCGCCACCGGGGAGCTTGATCCACGCGGCGGCGCGGGCGGCCAGGGCGTCGGCGTCCATCAGGCGGCCTCGATCTTCATGAGGGCGCCCGGGTCGTTCACGATGGCGCCGCAGTAGCCGAACAGACCGAGATCGACCGCGCCTTTGGGGAGGTTGACGGCGTTGACGCGGATCGGCACGGGGTTCTCGTAGAAGGTCACGGCGCGCCCGTCGCCCGCGAGGATGGTGCCCGCGTCGAGTGCGGTGTTGACGAAGAGCCGCAGCCCGTTCACGTCGGCGGTGGTGGTGGTGAGGTTGAGGCGGTCGCCCGTGGTGATCCACCAGGGAACCTCGTCGCGCTTGAGGGCGGTGAATTTCGCCCACACGTCCGTTCCGAACGCCACGAAGTCCACGCGGCTGCCGATCTTCGAGGCGGCGGCCCCCAGGGTCACGAGCGCGGCGACCAGATCGTTGGACGCGGTGATCTTCGGCGCGGCCGCGAGGACTTTCGCGGTGATCTCGGCTTCGCTCTTGAGGGCGTAGTCCTCCACTGCCGCCTGCCAGAGGGCCTCGATGAAGTCGGGGTCGCCGAGGTCCACGAACATGCGGTCCACGTCCCACCCGCCCGCGATGGGGATCACACCGTCCTCGACGGGCTTCGTCTTGACCTTGTTGGAGGGGATGTCCGCGCCCTTGCCCGCCCACTTGGCGACGGCGGGCCTGGTCTCCCACTGCCAGCCCTTGACCTTCGTGGTGCGCCCCAGGGGCCGCGAGTTCAGGGAGGAGATCAGGGGGCGGTCGGTGCGCCGGGCCTCCCAGAGCTTGCCGAGCCATGTGTCTCGGCCGATGAAACCGGTGCCCGCGTCGTCGTCGATGGTCGTCGTGTTCAGGGCGGCCATGATGGCGTCCACGCCCTGGCCGGCTGCGACCATCTCAGTGAGGGCGAGGGCGGCGGCGCGCACCGTGGCGGGCGCGGCGGGGCCGCCGGTGACGGGCGGGGCGGCCAGCACCACGCCGCTGGGCTCCTGGTCGGAGGACTCCGGTACGGGGTCGCTGAGATTCATGGGGTTTCCTTCCTGGTGGGTGGCTTTGACATCGGTGACGCGGGCGGTATCGAAGGCGGGGATGCTGGTAAGGCTGACTTCCCGGATGATCGCGGAGGTGACCACGAGGGTCTGGGAGCCGTGGACGTAGCGGGCGCCGTCGTCCTCGGGGAAGGCTCCGACGGAAAGGCCGTCCCTGAGGTGGTTGGCGGCCGAGGCGAGGGCCTCGTCCCCCTGCTCCCCTTCGGGGATGTGGAACGTCATCTCCAGGCGGTCGCCGACGAAGCTCGCGGCGGTGGCGTACCCGACGGCGCGGTGGTGGTCGTGCTCGATGCACAGCTTCACGTTGGACAGGGTCTCGGGGAAGTGGAGAGAGCCCGGCTCGAACTGCACGCGGCCAGTGTTCGCGTTGGCCGCGGTCCCGATCAGCGTGGCCACGCCGGTGATGGTGCGGGCCTCGGGGTCGGCGCTGGCGGTCAGCGCGGCGCGCACGACCGTGGGAATGGGATCCTTCATTTCGGTGCCTTTCTAGTTCTCGAGGGGGATGCCGCGTTCGCGGTCGCGCAGCTGGTCGATGGTGTAGACGCCGACCTCCAAGGCGGCCTTGTACCCGGCCATGCGGGTGTTGAAGTCGTCCCTGAGGAGCGCGTCGGTGTTGAACCGCGCCCACTGGCCCCTGGGCAGGATGTCGTCCATGCTCAGGCGCTCCGCGATGGCGCTCATGTAGGGGTCCAGCCCGTAGTCGATCAACTCCCTATTGCGGCTCGGGACGTTGGAGTAGGTCAGGGACGTGCCCTCCACGGACGCGTCGACGGTCCAGGCGGGAAGGCCGAGGACGCGCGCGATGTCCAAGGCCGCCGCCTTGCGGCCGTCCACGAGGAGGTTCTCGGGCTGGGCGCCGTGCGTCCTGGTCTCGATGCTCTGGTTGGTGTAGGACACGCCGTGACGGCGCCGCTGGTCGGCGTAGTCGGCGGTGAGCTTGCGGCCCTCCTCGGCGGTCAGGGGCGTGCCGCTGACCTGGTGGAGCTCCACGGAGGGGACCGGGTTGGTCGAGGCGGTGAGCGCCGCCCGGTCCAGGCGCATCGCGGAGCGGATGCGCGGGCCCGCGTAGGTCAGGATGCCCTCGTGGTGGGCGTCGATGCGGATCACGTGCGCCGGATCGACCCGGCGCCCGAACGCCGAGGTGAGGGACGCGCCGTCTGTGGTCGGGACCGCCTCCCACTCGGGGACCCACTGGACCCGGCAGGGCCGCCCCTCCGACCAGTCGGTGACGCACCACCACGCGCGCCCGTAGAAGATCATGGCGTCCACGGTCCAGGTGATCGTGTGGAAGCGGGGCCGGCCGGCCTCGGGCTGGACCAGGATCGCGGGGGCGTCGGGCATGACCTCGTTCCCGCGCATCCCCACCAGGGGGCACTTCGCGATGGACGAGGCGATGAGGTTGCGGCCCTTGGCGACGGCGGCGACCGTCATCGCGTCGGCCCTCGTGGGCGGCAGCGCCTCCAGGTCTGCGCCGGTCAGGTGGGCGACGGTCATCGCCTGCAGGGCGGCCCTGTCGGCCCACGGGGACGACAGGGCCGTGGAGCGGTCCAGGCCGAACATGCGGCGAAGCGCGTTGAACATGTGGATCATGGTGGGGCAGGGTATTGACGTTCAACGAACGCGGCGCGCGCGGGCGTGGCACGCGGCCTGGCGCGCCACCTGGGTCTCGGGGTGGCACGCGGACTCGTGCGCGCACGCCAGGGCCCGCGCCCCCGACTCCGTGACGGAGATATCGCGCCACCCGCACGAGCACACAGCGAGGACGGAGGACGCCGAGCGGTCGAGGCGGATGCGCGCGGGGCTCATGCGATCACCAGGGGCGCCGGGGCGGTCTCGGTGTACGTCGCCGCCCGCAGGGCCACGGTCGCGGCGATCAGCTCGTGGACGGGGCCCACACTGTCCCGGCGGCTCCACGCGTCGGCCTCTCCCAGGCGCCGCAGGGCCGCCCCGTCCAGGGCCTTGAGCAGCCCCGGGTCGCCTGGGTGGTCCACGCGGCCGACCTGGACGGCCTCGATGAGATCGCCGGTCGCCGAGGCGAAGTCCCGGGCCGACAAGGTGGCGACCTCGACGCCCTCCAGGCGCAGGCGCGCCGTGATCGACCTGGCGGGCCCGCCGTCGTCGGCGGCCAGGCGCATCCCCTGGGCGGCGGCCTCGGAGAGGGCGGGGGCCAACCACGCCGTGCCCGACCGCGCGAAGTAGGGGCGCAGGTGCGCGCCCTCCCGGTCGCTCCACGCCGCCCACACGGACGCCGCCGACCGGTCCGGCGCCACGTCGAACCCCAAGGTGACGCGCGCCGGATCCTCGGGCGGGACCTGCCCGGTGTTCGTGCACGCGACCAGCGCCTCGGCGGAGACCACGGTCTGCTTCGCCGTGGTCCACCGGTTCCCGAACGCTCTCGTGTACTCGCCCGGGCTCATGGTGTCGCGGGCCTCGGCGAGCGTCGCCGTCGTTTGGGTGAAGCCCACTGCGGGGTGGAACGTCTCGAAGTTGGCTGGGTCGCTCAGGTCGAGGCCGTCGGGCGCAGACCACTCGAAGTAGGCGACCGCGCTCAATGGGTCGCAGGTGGCTTCGCGGCCGCGCTCGACCCATGAGCGCAGCCACGTGGACTCGGCGTCCCCGGCGGTTGACACGATCCACACCTGGCGGTCTGCGAGGGTGGCCTGGGCGGGGATCACCGCGCCCATCAGCGCGGATCCCAGATCCTCGTCGTAGGCGAACACTTCGTCCAGCATGACCAGGTTCGGCGTCGAGCCGTGCAACGCTTTGCGGGTGGGTGCGAACGTCCTCACCTGGCCGTGGCCGTTGCGCCACTCCATGCACTCCGCGCCCGCCCCCCGCCGGATCGTCACCAACTGCGGGAAGCGCGTGTCGGCCACGTCCACCAGGTCGCGCCACCGCTCGCGCGCGTCCTTGCCCGACTGCGCCGTGTAGAACGCCTGGTGCATCGGGTACCGGAGCGTCCTCTGCGCCATCACCGCCCGCATCAGCGTTGTTTTCCCGGACTGCCGGGGGACCGTGAGCACCACGGTCGGCCACCGCCACCCCCGCCCGTCCGCGCTGCGCTCGGTCGCCACCCGCGCCACCTGCGACTGCCACGGCATCAAAGGAGTGCCCAGGAGGCGGGCCATGGCCTCCACCATCGTCGTCTCATGCGCCGCCCCCGGCGTCGGCGCCGTCGCGTACCGCGCGGGCGCCCCAGTGCGCGCCGTCACCGGTCCGCCTCGGCGCGCATCGCCGCCGCCAGCGCGTCATCAGCCGCCGTCTCGGGCGGCTTGGGCAACGACTCCAGGGCCGCCATCAACTGCTGAGCCGCTTGCGGCACACTCGTCTTCGCCGTGGCCGCCCCGGCCGCGATCGACCGGGCAAGCTCACGGCACAACTGCACGAGGGCAGCTTGCTCGGGCCCCAAGAGCCCACGAGCGCGCTTGTCCTCAAGGGTGACCTCCAAAGCCTTCTCAAGCTCCGAGGGCTCAGGCTCCGGCACGGGGAACAACAGGGGATTTGGCAT